ACGATTCATTAGCTCGGTGTATCTTTGGTACTGAACTAAGTTAATATCATTTATATTTTCAGGAATGGTTATCTTCATACTATTAATACTAAAATAACCTGATTTTGTTACAAGGGTTATCTAATTTCAACACCAAAGGAACGCCCTAACGATTCCATTTCGTGATAACGTATAGCATCCATAGCATGGTTAAAGTTATCTATTGGCTTGTTTAAAGAATCGCCTGTCTTTTTATCTTTTGCCCATGTGTATTTTTGTAACTCATTGATAACGTTAATAGATTTTTTAGTAACTAAGTAATTTTGTTCTTGCATTAATTGAACACCGTAATTAATACTATCGTTTCCTTTTCTAACAGGATAAGCATTAACCCTATATTTACTTAACTCGTCTATACTTTTAGGCTCTGCACTATCACAATAAGCAGGTAACTTTGTATCGATGTATTTTGCTATCTCAGCATTACTCAATCCTTTTGAATAACAAATTTCGTTTAGTATTCGTTTGTCATTGTATTTATAAACTTCTACTATTGCGGTAGGGTCGTTAGAATAACCAAAGTCAATTCCATAACCTAATAATTTAGCTTCGGGAGGAACTGAGTCGATTTGTTTCCAATTACTAAACACAACACCATCTAAAGCACCAACCATTCCTAAACCGTAAACTTTCCATTTGTTTGCCCAATAAGGATTTTTAATATTATCATCTTTAAATAATAATTCAAATGGTAACTCAGGGTTGTAAAAACCTTTTGTTTTATAATCTAAAATACTTCGCTTTTCACTTTCAGATAAATATTCGTTGTCCTCAAAAGTAAGTGTGATAAAATTATTTTTATTTATGTAGTCGTCACCCCAAAACAAGCAATCAGGGTTGTAGTCAATTATTGTTAAACCTGCACGGGATATAAATTGAACCGCAGTATCTATATCCATTTTATCCGCTTCATTGATATAAAGTATATCACGTCTAAAACCTTTCCCTACATCGTTAACGTCTGCTCCTAAAAAGTCTAAGTAACTACCTGTAAAGTATTCGTGTTTGCTCTCTGCTTTATTGTAATCGTGTTCTGTTTTAAAGACTCCCCAATCTTTACAAATCTTTTTATAATCTCTTACAACTGTTCTTTTCATCTTTGAAAGTTCAGAAGATAAAACAGATGCTTCCTTTTCAGATGATAATAAAGATTGAATTATTAATTGTAGTATTGATATTGTTTTACTTGCTCCTTGCCCTCCCCTAATAACAAAAACATCCTCAGTAGGATTTGAGGATATTAAGTCAAGGATTTTACAATACGCCCTTGTGAATTTATATTTATTTTCTATTTCCAATATCGGGTAAGTTAGGAATATTTAAACCTCCTTTTATTTCTGTTTCTTTCTTATCAACTAAACCGTTAATCCTTGCAGTTAAATTTTGAGAATATATCATAACCATTCCGCCTGTTAATTGGTCGTTCTTAATTTCTCTGTCAATGCGTGATGAGATAGGGAAATAATCTTTATAACTTTCTTCTTTCCCCTCAAAGTAAACTGTTAAATCAGGATAGGTTATATCTGTATGTTCCATAACATAACATTCAAAACCAACCATTGTTAAAGGTTTCTCTTTCTCTCTGTAAACTTCGTCTGAGTCTTTACCAACCCAATCTTTTACAATTATAGGATTTTCTTTTACTTCTTTTTTATAAGCAACAAAAAGCTCCCATAATTTTTTAGGTGTTTCTATGTATTTTTGTTTGCCCATGATTTATTTTTTAATTACACTCCAATTCAAAGTTATACCAATAAGGGGTACCTTTAATATGAACTATTGGTGTATCTCCGTCGCAATCTGATAAGTTAGCGGGTGTGTCTGCCATTATCATCATTTCGCTTCCGTTATCGTAAAAGTTCTTTTGAACGCAATTACATTCTGTTTCTGTTAATGGTTCGGGTGTGTATTGAAAAGCCATTAAAGGCATTGACAATAATAATAATAGTTTTTTCATTTTATTTAGTTTTATAAGTTTCATATACTTTATCCAATCGGTTAATCATTGCAATCAATTCTTTTGCATTTCCGCATCCTGCACAAGGATACCATTTTTGTCTATTGAATACACTTGCGTATAAATCACAAACATAAACAACCTTTTCGTGTGGTAAAGTTAGGGTTTTATTCTTTTGAAATTCTCCCCACTCTTTGTATTCTTCCTCTGTCAAACATCGTGCCTTAAATCTATAAGGGAACATTTCATTTAACTTTCTTTTACGTTCTTCGCAATTACAGTCTTTGCCATCTACGAAATGATGCAACCCTGTAAAATGAATTATCTTTTCAACTGTATCTCCTAAACCTTTGCTTTGTTTACTTTTTGGTCGTGCCATTTCTTACTCGTTTTATCGTTCGATGAATGAACGCATAGTTTATATTTAGTTTCTTACCTAATTCCCTGAGTGAGTAATCGTGTGATAGTTCAATCAAATCCCGTTCCCACCATTCTAAACTATCGATTAATTGTAATTCGTTGTCATCTAATTCATAGTTAGTGTTTACCTCTTTAGTAAAATTCTCATCGATTGTAATATACTTACGCTCTTTAGTTGTATCAATAAATAAGTTACGAATAACAATAACTACATAAAAATCATTCTTTGCTTTTTCGTTATCAGCTAATTTGAGATACATATCGTTGACAATATCATCTGCTAAGTATTTATCTTTGCAAATCTTATATGCTATCTGCCTCCAATAGTTATCTTTTTTAGCTAATAATTCAAGCACTTTGATTTAGTTTGAATCAAAAGTAATTCATTTATTTTAATTACGCAATTTTTGAGGTAAAAATAATGCGTTGTTCAGTCGCATCCCTGATTTTTTGTTAGAAAGAAATGTTATTTGAAAATCTTGTATATCTTTCGCCTTTTGAAGTTTCAAATGTAAATTCTTTATTTTCTACATCATCTGTATTTAATTTAACTATTTTTACATTTGTTTCTCTTGATGTTTCAGTTCTAAAAGTTACTAAAGTTCCGTTTTCAAATGCTTGTCTTAATGTTTCGTTTGTAGTTTTCATAATTTCTATTTGTTTAATTTTGATATTCAAAGATACGGCAGATTATCAAACTACAACTATAATTTAATCACTTTAACAAAACTTTAACACTTTAGCACTTCCGCATCGACTACCTCGATTTGATTTACAAATTTATAATTGAGCCGTTTTAGGTTTGGATTCGGCTCACGTTTTGGTTGTGGTTCTTCTTGAAGTGAACCATCCCATTTAGATAAATCCCCACCGTTATTTTTGTGTTTGTCGTAAAATTCTTCTGTACTCATTGTTATTTAATTTTGGTTAATATTACGGTGTTAATTGCCGTTATTTATTGAATCGTTAAACTGTTTTCTTAATATTTCAGGTTCGCCATAACTAAATTCCTCGTTAGTTGTCGCAAGGTAGTTAAGTATTTTTCGTTGTGAACGTTCCTTTAAAAATTGCAATTCGTATTCTGTTTGACAGATTCCACACGTTGCAATTCTTACTATCTCGTCACGTCTTTGTTGATTAAGGATAGGCATCTTCCATGATAACTTATTTTTTGTTAATTATTTTCCACTATTTACGCAAAGTGATTAGGCGGGTTTTTGTTACATTATTCAAACATACGATATTTTCATATAATCTAAATCTTTGTGTAATAGTTAGTTGCATAAGTTAGTTGCTCAAATCGATTAGTTATGTGATATACTATATTTAGCCTTCCATATAAACTTTATAATACTCAACGTGATTTGGTTTTTCTATGGTTTCATCATTAAATCTTTGAATAAAATTATCATTACCGAAAAGTTTATCATTTACAAATCGCCATATTTCAGTTACAAACTCTTTATCTTTTGATAGTTGTTTGGCATAATCTAAAGATATTTCTCCAAATACTAATTTTTTGGTTTTATGATTGTCAATTCCAAAAGATATAAAACCATAATCTTTTACACTAAATTGAACGATTACCCAATTATATTTATAATGCCATTTTAATTGATTTAATTGTTCATCATTTAAAGTTGGGTGTAATTTTATACAAAGTTCTATTAGTTTTTCTTTTCTAATGTTTTTCTGCATTTGTGTTAATTTTTTCATTGTATTTAGTTTTAAAAACCCGTACATCACATAACATATGCTACACAATAGCTGGGTTAATTGTTTAATTTAAAGTTTATTTTGCACTTTTGTAATCTGTCATTATTCGATGCTTGGGCTGATATTTATTAAACTATCGCTCATTTTTTACGTTTTTTGTTTTTTGGCTTGTTATTGCTTCTGTCTTTTTTTCTAAATCCATTTCCTATATAATCAGGAAGGATTTTGCTATATATTTTATCAAATAATTTAGGGTCTACATCTCCAAATAACTCACTAGCTTTTTTCATAATATGTATATATTTTCAATGTTTTATGTACACGTTTTTTTAATATGTATAGAAAAAGCCGTGGACGTTATTCCTCAAAACACTCCCCATCTTTCGGAATGTTATTAGCGTTTGTGGTTACATAGTGCATCTGTATTACAATCGTGTCACATTTTGGCACACCGTTAAAATACGTTGTAAAGGTCGTAACATCGTTAAAGGTTGCATTAAATGTAACGGGGTCATCAACCTCAATACAATCGCAAGGATTTGGAATTGTATCATCACTCGAGCAACTCAATAAAATAAGCGGGATAAGGAATAGTTTTTTCATAACTGATAAGTTTTAACTGCGTTTGGTGTTATTGTTAGGTTGAATTGAATTAAATATTCTATTGTTGGTGTTTTTGAAAAATTAGGTAAAAATTTTTCTTTTATCGTGCCATCGTGGTATATGTGTTTATTATACAATCTAAAACCACCTTGACAATCTAAATCAATTAATAGTCTTTTTGTGTCTTTGTAAGGAGAATTGTCTATTTTTACACAATCAAAAATAACACGCTCTTTGGCTTGTTGGTATTTATCAATTCTTTTTTGATATTGTAAGGTACTATCTTTTGGATTTGATAACACATTACCATCATCATCTGTCGGGACAAACATTGATAGTGTTAAAGGTTGTTTTAGGAATTTAGCATATTTTAAAATTCTTTCAAATCTTAAAGGTCTATCTGTATTTTGCATACCTTTTTTTTCTTCTTGTAAAACAAAATCAGTCATTGATATTAATCTATTATTTTCCAATTTTTTCTTTTTTGAATGTTATAAATTGTTCTATATGTTACATTAAATTTTCTAGCCAACGCTGTTGGTTTTTCTTTAGAAGAAATAATTTC